TAAGGACGGAGATAAACTATGCCCACACAGTTACAATTTAGACGAGGTACTACAGCACAAAACAATGCATTTACTGGTGCTGCTGGTGAAATAAGTGTCGATGAAACAATTGATACTATTAGAGTACATGACGGCACAACTGCTGGCGGGCACGAAATTACTCAGAATGCTGCTACTCAGACACTTACAAACAAGACTCTTACAAGTCCAACAATTAGTGCTCCAACAATCACTGGTAACGCAACAGGTGTAAATTTAACACTAAGCGGTGACTTAACAGTTAATGGCACAACCACTACAGTAGCATCAACTAATACAGTTATTAGTGATAATTTAATTGAACTAAACAATGGTGCTGCATCAAATGCTAATGACAGCGGTATTGTTATTGAGCGTGGTTCAACTGGTGACAATGCGTTCATGGGTTGGGACGAATCAGCAGACAAATTCATTGTTGGTACAACCACAGCAACAGGTGCTAGTACAGGTGACTTAACAATTACTAGTGGTACGCTAGTTGCGGCAACGTTTGAAGGTAACCTAACAGGTAATGTTACAGGTGATGTAACTGGCGATTTGACTGGTGATGTAACTGGTAACGTAACAGGTAATGTAACTGGCGATTTAACTGGTGATGTAACTGGTAATGTAACTGGTAACGCAGATACAGCAACAACCTTGGCAACTGGTAGGACAATTTCATTAACAGGTGACGTTACAGGTACTAGTGGCTCATTTGACGGAAGTGCTAACTTATCATTTGCTACAGATATTGCTAACAGTGGCGTAACTGCGGGGTCCTATGGTAGTTCAACCGCTATTCCTGTAATTACAGTAGCAGCAGATGGCCGTATTACTAGTGCGACTACTAGTGGTATTACAGTTGGTAACGGCACACTTACTCTTGCTGTGAGTGGTACTGGACTTAGCGGTAGTCAAACATTTACTGCTAATCAATCAGGCAATGCTACATTTACAGTGACAAGTAATGCTACAAGTGCAAATACTGCAAGTACTATTGTTGCTCGCGATGGTAGTGGTAACTTTACTGCTGGAGTTATTACTGCTACAGCAACAGCCGCTAGATACGCTGACTTAGCAGAACGATATGCAGCAGATGCAGACTATGAACCGGGCACAGTGGTATGTTTGGGAGGAGAAGCAGAAGTAACCCAATCTATCAAAGCATTAGACAAAAAAATAATTGGTATTGTTTCAACTGCTCCGGCTCACATAATGAATAGTGAACTTGAAGGTGGTGTTGCAGTTGCCTTAACTGGGCGTGTACCATGTAAGGTAATTGGCGCAGTTTCAAAAGGCGATATGCTAGTCTCCAGTTCTACCCCAGGGCATGCTATGGCTTGGAATGAAGAAGGTGATCCTCCTTATGGATCTGTTATTGGCAAGTCAATAGAAGATAAAGACTCGTCCGATGCAGGTGTAGTTGAAGTTGCTGTTGGCATAAAATAATGTACAAATTCTATACCAGTGAATATGAGGGTGAAACAATTTCAGACTCAGTGCATTGGCGTGACGGAAACAAAGACAGTAACGGTGTTTGGATGCCCAAGAGTATCATAAACGAGGATCATACAGGCGTTGCTCATGTCATAGGAAATGGGCCAAGTAGATTAAAGCATAGGCTAGAGTTATTGCATGGACAAGTTGGTGGTGAAGGCGGGCCACATAGTGTTGGACAAAGTTATGGATGTAATCAATTATACCAGGATTTTAATCCAACATTTTTATTTTGTGTAAATCCTGAAATACTAGGATGGATTGCTGAATCTAATTACTGGGAAGATAATATTGTTTATACTACAAGACGGAACTTAATAAAGTATCCAGGAAAATTCCATCTTTACCCTCATTATCAGTCCTTGTTTATGGGTCCTGCTGCTTTACGTTTAGCATGTGCTGATGGACATAAAAAGATTTTTATAATAGGTTGCGACTTTTACCTGCCCAACACTCAAAGCCATATTTACCCAGCTACGGAAAAGTCATATTTGCCTATAGATGATACTGCTAATTTAAGAGAAAAAATACTTAAACAGTTTATTACTATTATGCAACTTTACGATGACGTGCAATTTTACTATGTTATTGAAGACCAAGTCAACGATCCTGGACATATAATAGAAGAGTTTAATTGGGTGCCTAATGTTAAAGCAATAGGATCCATGCAGTATATAAATTTAGCTGAACTAGGTGCTATTCACCGTACCAAATAACTCAGTAATAGTGGAAATTTTCTTACGTATTTCATCAGCCTGAAAAGTATTAAACACACCTGGGTGTAGTGGTTTAGGCCAACCTTCAATAGTAGTCCAAGCATAACCTTTGTGTTCACTATTTAAATCAGGTATAAATTCTTCTTCTATTATGCTTACAAAGGTATGATACTCAAAACCTTTTTTGTCATTAGTAAACTTTTCTATTGGAATAATTTTAAGGACCGGATAACTGTAACCGGTTTCTTCCAAAACTTCTCGATTTAAACCTTGCAGTATACTTTCCCCTGGCTCTATTTTGCCGCCAACAAATGCCCAAGTATTTTCAAAGGATGTTTCGCCTCGTAACAAAAACAAAAATCGCTTTGTAGATTTAGCAAAAAAGGCAGTGCCTACACTCTGCTTTAAATAACCAGTGTCCATTCTCCGGCCTTGTATTCACCTTCATAACTTTTTACCCAGGTATCACCAGTCCATTTGTATTGGATGCCTGTGTTTGTATTTGTCATATAGTGTACACCCGTTTCACTACTGCTGTCAAATACTACGTTCCAGCGTATGCCATCATATTGTATAATATCATTTGCGCCAGCAATAAAATCATTATTGCTAGTGTCTTTCCAGGCATCTGGGCCATCTGTGTTATCTGTGTCACCAATACCTTTTAGTATAAGATATCTTTGGCCATTTGCAGCACTAGGTAATCCAGCATCTGGTCCTACTCTAAGTGGATTTATAATTTTTAATACAGGATCTAGGTCATTAGTAGGTATCGTATCAGCATCTACAGTAAACAATAGTTTTGTATCGTCACTAGGATGATGTGCAACTGTACCTATAATCTCTCCTGTACCAAAGTCTATACGTATTTGACTTATACCAGCCTGTAGTTCTCCATACTGATTAATCACAGCACGCCAAGTTACATCGTCTGTGCCTATCTTTTCAGGAGGATCGTTAAGTATACTTCCGTCTACTTTGTTTGTTACGGATTCTTGTCTTTCCAAAATAGTGATTGTGTTACCCAATAACAATATACCAAAGTTCATTGGTGTAAACTTCATTCTAGTACCTAGAAGTATATCTCTATCAATTACACCATCACTAATACTACCGGATTCATCGTATACACTAGCAATAATTTTTTGTACAACACCTAGTTTCTTAACTTTTGCTGGTGGAGACAACCATATAGGAACCCTAAATTGCAGTGTAGCAATGTCGATTTGATCGTCTACGCCAACAGGAACTGCTCTACTAGACCATGTAGTTTGTTCTAGTTCAATGTAACTTAAACTTCCCCAATCAAGGTAATTGTCTGTGCTCTGTATTTCTAGTGCTGGGTTAAAAAGTACTAGTATCTGTTCTAGTAATTGTAACTTTTGATTAGTATTACTGGTCCAGATATCAGTAGTCATTGTTAGGTTATAAGGAACTGGCATGTGTCGTTCTACACTAAACGCATTGCCTTGTTGTGTAGTATACTCGCCTGTATCCTGATTGTACTGACGCATCCTTATATGACGCTTGTCTACAAATGTTGGTTCTTGTCTGCGTTCTGGGCTATACTCCATGCCGCTTACATAACAACTAATCATTGGGCTAGGATTTATTTTGTTTTCACTATTGTCTCTAATAATGCCGCTGACTATTCTAGTAGCATCTCCATACCTAACAGGCACTGTTACAAGTGTAGTATTTCCATCTCTGTCCTGACCATATTCAACCTGAAAGTTGCTAAATGCCCTAATAAATTGTAATAGGAAGCGTCTAATCTGCTGATCATAAAAAAATTGCTGTGGCATTAGTCATCTTCCCTAGCACGTAATATATCACTTAAACCAACACGTTGAGGTACAACAACATTATCGTCTCTAGTTGTTGTTGCTGTATTGTTAATAAATGTATCTATCTGACGCTGACCAGTACCTGGAGTTAGTTGTGTTCTTACACTATCTTCTACTTTAACCCAACGTCTGCCATCGAAACGAAATAGTCTGTTGGGCAGGAAGTCCAGTCTCAAGACATAATCTCCTTCTACTGAGGTAGTTGGGAAACTTGTGCCCATTGTTACACTCTCACCATTGGGCGCAATTCCGTCACCTACAAGATATCCACTATATGCATTTGCGTTTTCTGGGCTTATTCTAGTACTGTCAGTGGTTACTAAGTTGCTGTCAGTAGTAATAGTAGTTACATCAGATGTATAACCTTTAGGCTCTAGAGGTTTTCCAGTTTCGTCTGCTGGTACTACATAATACCTACTTGTATCATACCCGCTCTTGGGAACTTCTGCTTCTGCTTGCTCAACAACTGCGTCTGTAATTTCCAGCTCTTTTTTGTATGTGCTGAGTAAGTCTCGTAGTGTTTTGTCTGTGCTT